TAGTTTTTGAGCCTGATACAATCCAAGCCTTGGCGATTGCCAAGGCTTTTTTATTTGAATTTGTTAGATTCTCAAATTTTATTTTCACCCAAATTTTCAGATTTAAAAACTATTTATATCGACAAGGAGATACCATGGCAAGAAAATCACAACGCTTGAGACGCTTACGAAGAATCGAGCGAATGAAGGCAAGAGAGCAAGAAGCAAAGATGGCAAAGGTTGTTGAAGACAATTCGGTTGTCCTTGAACGCATGAAAAGCGTGTCAAGCACTTGCGATACAATTTTGCAAACAATTGACAGCATGCAAGCAACCACCGAACCGACAAGCGCCGCAATTATCGAACCGCAGTTCTTGGCAACGGAGCCCCCTCCCGAATTGGAAGAGGAACAAGCGGAGACTCAAGACTTAAAGACGATGTACAAAAAAGATTTGTTAAAAGTAGCAAAAGATATGGGCTTAACCTTAAAAGCATCCACAACAAAAGCGAATATTATCAAAGCTATTGAAGCCGCGTAAAGAGTAAAGACAGTTTCCTGTTTGAGAAACTATTTACAAATGATCGGAGGTTTCATGAATGGCTTTACCAAAATTAACACCAGCGGCTACGACTAGCGCTATTGTATTACCAGTGACTGGTGCGACTGGAAATGTTGCGGCAGCATGTCCCATCGGAGCCTACACTGGATCTGCTAATTTCCTAAATGGCGCAGCCTCACAGGTTGCCTACACATATAAGAAGCTCGGTGGAGATGTTCTTGATATCGAACTCACAGAGAAGAACGTGTACGCCAATTACGAAGAAGCGGTTTTAGAATACTCCTATATCGTTAACCTTCACCAGGCAAAGAATTCGCTTGGGTTTGCTTTAGGTGCCCCAACGGCATCATTTAATCATCGAGGCGAAGTCAATTCGGGCACCGGGGCAGCACTTTTTTATCCAAAGTTTAAATTTGATTATGCGTTTAGGGCAGGCGATACTTTTAGCCATGAAGCTACGGCTGGTGGAACGGAGCCAATATACTCTGCTTCGTTTAGTCCTAACAACGATCAACAGGATTATGATTTGCAAGCAATCCTATCAGCATCAGCCAACCCATCAGGGGGAGGAAGCACAGCCTCATACGCTGGCGTTCTTAAGGATAATAAGCGTGTTAAGATACGACAGGTATACTACGTTACCCCTAGACAGATGTGGCGATTTTACGGCTATTACGGCGGCTTAAACGTCACTGGGGATATGCACAGTTATGGGCAATATGCTGATGACTCAAGCTTCAATGTAATTCCTCCATGGCAGAACAAGATTCAGGCTGTTCAATATGAGGATCATTTATATACGAGAGCGTCTCACTACTCATATGAGATTATTGATAACAAGTTGAGATTGTTTCCAACCCCAACGGAAGTTTCACCAGAGAAGTTCTGGATTAGGTTTAGTGTGGACTCTGGGCCGTATGAGGATGCCGAACAAGGCGGCCAGGGATTGGGAGTAAACAACATGAATACGCTTCCATTCGAGAACATTGCATATGAAAATATAAACTCTGTTGGGAAGCAATGGATTAGAAGATTTTGTTTAGCACTGTCTAAGGAGACTCTTGGCCAGATTCGAGGCAAATTTGGAGGGGTTGTGCCCATACCCGGCGAGACAGTGACTTTGAATGCTTCCGATTTGCTTTCTCAGTCGAAAGAAGAGCAAAATGCCTTGAGAGACGAGTTGAAGACGCTACTCTCTGAGATGACATATGATAAGATAGCTGAAAAAGACAAGGCGATGATGGATAATATTGATGGTATTGTTCAAAAAGTCCCGATGAAGATATTTGTGGGGTGATGTAAATGTCAGACGATAAGTGGAAAAAATCAGAACAGCCTCCCCCACCAATGTTCTTGGGAAAGAAGGAAAGGGACTTAGTAAAGCAGGTTAATGACGAAATTACCGAAAGAGTTGTCGGCCAGCAAATACTCTATTTCCCAATTGACATTGAGCATACAAATTTCCACCCCCTATATGGAGAGGCTATGGAAAAAACATTTTTACCTCCCATAAGAATATACGCCATGGTAGAATACCAAGGAATTGAGACAGAATATATGGAAGGTGTTGCAATTGATAAGACAACAAAAGTCATGGTTAAATTTCACAAAAGAAGACTAACAGAAGATCAAGATTTATACGTCAGAGAGGGAGACTTTGTGAGGTATGGCTCGATATTTTATGAAATAGTTAAGCTGATTGAGCCAAAACTTTTATTTGGGCAACCTGAACACAAATTTGAAACACATGCACAGTGCATAAGAGCAAGGGATGGGCTATTCAATGCAGAATGAAGAACTTTTTATGAAACCAGCTACGCTGGAAACTGTAGATGTGGGTTTCTACGAGCACATTGACGAAGTATTTAACATCCACACCATTATTAACGGTGATTTCGTAAAGGTTCCTGTTTTATGGACGGGTGCAGAGCGAGCTTTTCAATCAAAAGCAAACCAAAAAATCAGAGACTCCGCCGGGAAGCTAATATTGCCTCTAATAAGCATTGAGAGAACCGCAATAGCTAAGGATCCTTCTTTCAAGGGGCCGGTACAAGCAGATTTGAGACCAAGCCGGTCACCAGGGCGAGGATATCGAGGGAGTGGTGCTTTCAAGGTTGTGACTAAGATAAATCAAGAAAAAACAGCCATCCTACAAGCCTCAGATGCATTTAAAGTCCATGGGCAAACTTTCTATCCAAGAGTTAGTCGTAAAATTGTTTATGATGAGTATCTTGTTCCTGTTCCTACATATGTTTCGATAACTTATACAATAAATTTGAGAACAGAATACCAACAACAAATGAATCACATATTGACTCCGTTTATAGCAAAGACAGGGCAGTTGAATCACTTTGTTTTTAGAAAAGACAATCATATGTTTGAGGCATTTATTCAACAAGACTTTTCTCAAAATAACAATTTGGCTAACATGGCTGAAGAAGAGAGGACATTTAACACCAAAGTTGAAATCAAAGTACTTGGTTACATAATTGGAGAAGATGTCAATGAGCCAACTCCAAAAGTTTCAAAAAGAGAAACGATGGTAACAATCAGAGTTACCGAACGATTGACAACAGAGTCACCACCAGAAGAAGGCACATGTACAAAACAAGTTTCCCTTGTCAATATATCAGAAGAGGATCGCGCAGTGTATGCCACCAAGGTTTCCGACACTGTATTCGACGAAAATGGCAAAATAACCCAGCTTGCAAAGTGGACTGAGGCGGAAAAATATGAACCAGGAATGGGTGACTTGAAGCTAGGAGTGACAGCGGAAAAAAGAAATTTGACTATTGTCGGAGAGGCTGATGAAGATGGTGCCTGTAAAGATGATACAACATAACGTTATAGTTATTATCGTTTAATGTAGTGGTTTATTCCATTTGCATTAAACGACACTATTTATTGTGAATAAGAAAAACTTAAAGGAGATATGGTTAATGCCTACGAAATTTGATTTTTTATCACCAGGAATCCAGATAAATGAGATTGATGAGTCGATTTTACCAAGCGACACAAACAACGAAGGACCTATTATTATAGGTAGAGCACGTAAGGGCCCCGGAATGCAGCCCATAAAAATTAAAACTTTAGCAAACTTTGTGAGTGTTTTTGGTAAGCCGGCACCTGGTGGTGTATCGGAGATGGGGGATGTCTGGAGAGATGGCCCAAATCTTAGCGCACCAACTTACGGTGCATACGCAGCCCAGGCGTGGTTAGCATCAGAAAACTCGCCAATTACATACGTGAGGCTCTTGGGGGATCAATCTTCTGTGGCTCAAGCTGGTACAAAAGGATTAGCCGGTTGGCAACTGTCTTCGTCCATTGCAACCAAAGCAGTAGGTAGTAATTCAACTGCTTATGGACTTTTCATTGCAGACAATAGTGCGATTAGTACGTTGAATTATGTTACTTTTACTATTGGTGGCACAATCGATGAAGGTGGCTATTATACTATTACTGATTCCGCTGGAACCGCTGTTAAATTTGAAGCTGACGCTGGAGCGGGAACGACAGAAACCTCAGCATTAAGGACTTTTGATCAATCAGGCGGAGTTGCCTCTGCTGCTAGTGCGCTAGTAACTGCTATTAACGCCGCTGTGACTGCTGGCTATCTTAAACACATTAATGCCAAAGCAGTTGGAGGCGGTGTGCTTAAAATTGCATCTCTCAAGGGTGCTGGTAGTTTTACCGATGCCAATGAGGGAACTGATGCGATAAATCCGGATGGCACAACAGCCCTAACAGCACCCACTAATGATGCTATCACCAATAGTAGACGAGGAGCTTTAGCTGCTATCATTTATTGTGATTCTGGTTACTTGCAGTTGCACAATGCAGGGAAAACAGATAACTCTGATGCATGTGCGATGCTGCCTTCTGTTGGAGACTCTCTTAAGTTTGGTGTGAATGTTTTTAAATCAGACGGCACCCAAGTTGGATCAACAAATTTTTTCAACTTTAATAGACAAAGTTCACAATATATTCGAAATGTTTTAAACACCAATCCCCAATTAGTTAATTCAGATATGATTGATTCAACATCCATAAAAACATATTGGCTTGGGGAAACTTTCGAACAACACCTTACCAGTCTAGTTACAGGCTCTTCTTCCGGGAATCAGCATGGCATCCTTTTGCCGCTGCAAAAATTAGATAATAATGCTGCCGCAACAGGCAACTGGGGCTATCACAGAGCAGCACACTCGGCTTCTGTTTCTGGGTGGATTATAGCGGATGATACCGGTGCCCCAACTTCATACGATGCTAGCCAAGCAACAAAACTTTTCAGATTTGAGTCTCTTCATTCTGGGGATGAATTGCAAAAAGACATCATGATTGGTATCGAGGATATCAGATTCTCAGCCAACCCTCTTGTTAACAGTTACGGAAGCTTTACCGTTCGAGTTATGGATGTTGCCGGTAACACTTTAGAGAAGTATAATAATCTAAATCTTAAGCCTGGAGATCAGAACCATATCGCTGTTAAGATTGGTGATCAAAGATTGGAATGGGATGATGATAATAAAAGATTTAAACAACTTGGAAACAACGTAAATCGTTCTGACTATGTTAGAGTCAGAATGTATAAGGAAGTTCCCAATTATCAACCAACAAACCTTCCATTTGGGTTTATGGGGCCAGGCCGTCCGAAAACATTTACCCTTATAAGCGGCTCCACTACTGTACACGGTAGGGATGGTGGCGGCTTTGCCGGCGCTTTTGTTGCCGGTTCAGGTTCAGTTCCTCTACTTTCTTCTTCTTATGCGAATAATATGTCAGGGCAGTTTTATAGTGGTTCTATTGCTAATGCTGCTGTACAATTTGAATTTCCCAAGTTGAGGATGAGAGTCTCTGGCTCTGATGGCTTGGTTTCAAACCAATATAAGCCATTCTTTGGAGTTCGTCCAAAAGTTAGCGCAACCTCTAACTTGCATGACACAGATTATTGTGATTATTTGAGAGCCCTGCCCTCGAATTACAATTCCAATATTTCAGATCCTTCTGGAGATTTTGAACATAGTTTTATATTCTCTTTGGATGATATTAAAATTGATACAACCCTTAACAAGGTTCAGTGGGTATCAGGCTCCAGAAGAGCAAATAAGTCTTACACAGCAGTAAACGGCTCGTCTGCTTTGCTTGATAAAAAAGTAAGACAGTTTGCTATGCCCTTGTTCGGTGGAAGACACGGGTTGGATGTTACGGAATCAGAGCCATTTAGAAATGCAAAGATTACCGGATTCGGAACAGACGATACTTCGAATTACTTAAGATACACAGTAAATAAGGCGCTTGATTCCGTTTCTGATCCAGAAGCTGTTCCTGGAAATCTGTTAACAGTTCCGGGTATTTATATTACAGACTTAACCGATAAGGTAATGGCTGTTGCACAAGATAGACAAGATGTTCTTGCTATTATTGATATTCAAAGTGATTATAAGTCTATTTACGAATCTACTGACTCGGCTGGTGACAGAAGGGGAAGTGTAGATTTGGCTATCAGTAACTTAAAGTCTAGAAATATTGATAACAGTTTTGCTTGTTGTTTTTATCCTGCTGTTCAGATTATTGATAAACTCAACAATAATCAACGAGTCTGGATACCCTCATCCATTGCTGGATTGGGTGCCATGGCGCAATCTGAAGCGGCTACTGCGGCATGGTTTGCGCCTGCTGGATTCAATCGCGGCGGTCTTGGTAACTTAGGTGGTCCATCCGGCCCAACTGTGGTTCAGGCAAGACAAAGGCTGGATTCTGATCAGAGAGACTTGCTATATTCTCAAGTTAATGTTAATCCCATTGCTACATTTCCAAATGAAGGAGTTGTCGTGTTCGGTCAAAAAACACTTCAAACGAGTTTCCGATCAGCATTAGATAGAATTAATGTTAGAAGGCTTCTTATTTACCTTAAATCTAGAATCTCAAGAGTTGCTAGAAACATTTTATTTGATAATAATGTTGAGGCGACTTGGAATCGGTTCCTCGCTGGTGCTGAACCTATTTTGGAAGATGTTCAATCTAGATTTGGACTCACAGAGTACAAGTTGGTTTTAGACGAAACCACAACTACACCAGAACTTATCGATCAAAATATATTGTATGCTCAAGTGTATTTGAAGCCTGCTAGGGCAATTGAATATATTGCGATTGACTTTATTGTCACTCGAACGGGTGCCGAATTTGCCTAGTAAACTATTTAATATTAAAGGAGAAATATAACCATGGGATTTTGGAATACAGGAAATGCACAAAAGGATCCAAAAAGAAATTTTAGATTTAAGATTCAATTCGAGGGCTTGACGGACGATACAACTAGTATTGTTTGGTATGCAAAAAAAGTTGGAAAGCCAAATTTCTCAGTAACAGAATCTAAACATTCCTTTTTGAATCATACTTTTTATTGGCCGGGAAGGGTTGAGTGGCAAGCAATTACCATGACTCTTGTGGATCCCATATCACCAAATGCTGTTAATAGAATTAATGAAATGATTGAAAACGCAGGATACAAAATCCCAGGTGGTGTTGATGGTTCTTTCGAAACTATGTCAAAGCAAAAAGCCGCTGGTGCCAATGGAACAGGAACTGTTGTAATTATGCAAATAGATTCCAACGATGTGGTTTTAGAAAAATGGACACTGCATGCTCCATGGATTAAGTCTGTGAAGTATGGCGACCTAGATTACGAAAACGACGAATTGACTGAGATTGAATTGGAAATTAGATACGATTGGGCAAAATGCGATACAACCGGCGCCGCAGGTTCTAAGAAATTTGAAACAACAACCTAATAGTGAGAAAGTAAATGGCTTGGTGGACAACTGGTGGAATTGAATTAAAGCAGAAATCTAAATTTCTAGTATCGGTTGCTGGGGATTTCTTTTTACCGAATGTAAAATCAGTTAGTAAACCTTCTGTGAGTTTTGATATTAAAGAATATCTTTTGATTAATCATAACTTCAAATACCCAGGAGTAGCTAAATGGGGAGATATATCTATTACTTTTATTGATATGAACGGAGGCGCTGAACCAGCATTTGATACTGCCGGCTTGTTGTCACAAATGATTAACAATACTGGGTATACATATCCTCATGTATCTATGCACCCAATATCCACTGGTGGTGGAACCCCAAGAGAAATCTCAACTCCGGAAAAATCATCCACAGTTGCTAATGCATTCGGTCCTGGATTATCTGGAAAGGCAGACTTTACTGCTGCTAGCAAAAGAAACCAAAACGTTTTAATACAACAAATCAACACAGAAGGAAAAATTGTCGAGGCTTGGGTTTTAGTTAACCCACTAATTAAGAGTGTGAAGTTCGGCGATTTGACATACGACTCAGATGAGCCGGTTGAGTACACATTGGAGGTGGCATATGACTACGCAATCTACGGGTAAGAGTAAATATCTTAATTTTATTTTCAAGAGACCTCATGGGGAAGCTCCTTTTACTGGGTCTCCATTGACATCCCTTAAGCCAGAAGAATTTGAAAACACTTCTCGTAAAATTGCCTCAAGAGCACTCGAAGGCATAGGAATCAATATTCCAGTAGAAAATACAGCCCCTAGCGATCCGTGGGCGGAACACCTGGGTTCAGTTATGGACGATTTCAACAAAGCAGTAAGATCAGAACTTAAGAGGGGCGAGGCAGGAAGGAAGAATCTTTCTGAAAGATCAACTCAAGTGATGGAAGCGCTAATAGCTGCTGCACAAAAAGAAGATTTACTTGCTCTAGAAATGGCAACAGCAGAAATGCTGAAGGAAAGTAAAAAAAGAAAAACTGCCGGGGAAGGCTCTCATTCTGTTTTCAAGCAGGTGTATCACGCAGTAACTAACACCTTTGAAGAGGATCCCAAAACAAAGAAAGATGCTGAACAAAAAATCATACCGAAAAAAGGTGCCGGAGACCCAGCAGGAAAAGATGAACAACTTGAAGCAGGCTCTGCGGCAGCTTGGGAACAAGTAGCCAAGGATATGGAGGCAGAGGCAGAGGCAGAGCAACTTGCCGAAGAAAAAAGGCAACAAATGCTGAAAGAAATTGACAAAAGCCAGGATGACTTTTTTGCATCTGAGCGGAAGAGAAGAGCGAGAAAATGCAGAAGGAGAAAATTTAGAGAGGCTAATCCTTACTATTGCTCTAACGCATAAAATATATTTTTAACAAGAGGTGAACATGATAAGAAATAACGAAGACCGTTTTGGTCCTCATGCATCTGGTGGTGATGAAGTGGATAACACAACAGACAAATCAGTATTGCAATTTATAACTCCAACAGAGTTTGTGGAACTGCCATCGAGTGGCAATGGATATCCATTAGGACATCCGCTATTTCAACAAGAGGCGATTGAAATTAGGTATATGACAGCAAAAGATGAAGATATTTTGACATCAAGAAGCCTTCTAAAAAGCGGAATGGCAATAGATAGATTAATATCAAATCTAATTGTTGATAAAAACATAAACCCAGGCGAACTGCTAATGGGAGACAGAAATGCTATTATTATAGCTGCTCGCGCATCCGCATACGGGCACGAATACAAAACTAGCGTTTCCTGTCCTTCGTGCGGACACAATTCAAAGTGGAAATTCAATCTATCCGAACCAGATGTATATTCTGGGGATGAGTGGGAAGATTATGATATTAGAAAATTGGAAAATGGAAATTATATGATTACTCTTCCAAGAACTGAATTTAACGTAGAAGTAAAACTACTGACGGGAAAAGAAGAGACGAAATACTTAAAGCAAGCAGCAAAGAAAAGAAGAAAAGACGACGAGACTGTTACACAGCAAATGAAGCTATATATTGTTTCAATAGAGGGGCACAACAGCCAAAAAGTAATTAATCACTTTTTGGAAAATGCACCAGCCTCAGAATCAAGATATTTGCGATCAGCAGTTGACTGTATCACTCCTAAGCTTAAAATTACTGAAGATTTTGAATGCCCCTCTTGTGGCCATGAACAAGAGTTGGAGGTGCCCTTAGGGGCAGACTTTTTTTGGCCTGAGCGATGAGTATATGGAAAATGTTTATGAGCAATTTTTCACTCTAAAACATTATGGGGGCTGGTCTTTATCGGAATTGTATTCATTGCCTGTTGGGTTGAGACTTTGGTGGCTCAAAAGGACATCCGAAGAATACGAAAAACAAAATAAAGAAACCCAAAAAGCGAATCGAGTATAGCCCGGTGAAAATCCGGGCATTTTTTTTATTTTACTAATTAGTTATTGAACTAAGAGGACTTTTTTATGTGGGAATGGGAAGACGCTACTGATCCGCCACCGGAGCCGGAACCTACTCCAGCACCTGATGCAGGCCCTGAATTATCAGTAGAAATGAAACTTCAGCTTGAAAAGCATAAAGAAATGCTCAAGCTGGAACAGCAGCGCCTTGCCATTCAGGGCAAAATGCTTGAAATGTCCAAGGCAAGAACGAAGTATGAAAGAAACCGAGTTGATGCCATGGAATCAATCGCAGAGGCGATGACTAAAGAAGGTGCTGATATGGTTCAGTTAACCAAAGATATGCAAGCCTTAAGCAAAGAAATTCAAACTTCATCCGAAGCAAGTAAATGGTTTAAAAGTAGAATGGCAGATATTGCCAAGATGACAGACGATCCTCAGAAAATGGCAAAGGCGTATGCACACTTAAAGGCGCAACTAGAAGATGTTAATAAATTTGCTGATAGCGTTAGTAGTTCGCTCACAAGCATGGGGAAGGCTTTTGGTTATAGCTTTGATGTTGCAAATACCAAATCTGGGCCGGTACTCAAAATGCTTGGGGGGTTGGCTTCTGACTCTGGAACCATCGGTGAAAAATTCAAAAAAATAGGAGCAGGTTTGGCACAAATGTTTGGGCCGATTACAATACTCGCTAATCTCATCGATTTTTTGATAAAAATGTTCACTGAAATTGAAGATGCTGCCGTTGCTGCTGGGAATGCTGGTATGCAATCCATGGATGCATATCGCGAGGTAATAGCAGAAACTGCTGGGGAGCTTACCAAGTTGGGCTTAGATATGAAGGCGGTGGCAGCGAGCGCTGGAAAAATGAATTTCGAAGTATATAAGGGCTACCAACTATCGACGAAGCAGGCTCATAAGCTCGCCAAACAACAGCATATTCTAGCAAAGTTTGGAGTCGCGGAGACAAAACAAAGACAAATCCTAAACAAACTTGTAATCCGCACTGGTAAACCTATTGCACAATTGCAAAAAAAGATGATAGCACTGTCTCATGTTGGTAAAGAAATAGGAATTGCACCAGCAGAGATGCTAGAAGGTATGGAAACTGCCATGTCGAATATAGGTGGCCCGATTGATGAAGTTACCGAGCAGCTTGTAAAAATGACTGTTAAAGCAAAAGCATCGGGCATGGCAGTTAATGAGTTGATGAACATCGGAAAGAAATTTGACACCTTCAAGAGTGCTGCCGATACTGTGGCTAAGCTCAATTCTGTTTTGGGAACAAGCTTTAGTTCACTACAACTTCAAATGATGCCGGTTGGAGAAAGAGCACAGTTCCTTGGAGAAGCTATCGGGCGACATGTTGGTGATTTTGATCAACTAGATAGAGCAACTCAGTTGCTTATTGCAGGCGAGCTTGCCCAAGGGGACATGAATAAGGCGAAAGGCTTAATGGGACAATTGTCAGCAGAGGAAACCGCAAAACAAAATGAAGCCATAGATTCAGCTAAGAAGTATAATGAAGCCATGGGCGATATGAGAAAATTACTAGTCAATAACGCTGGTTCATTCGAGAAAATTATGAGAGGAATAAAATCTTTCGCCTTGAATTCGGAAACCATGATAGGCGCAATGAAAACGATGCAAGCGGCAGCAGCAGATATCTCAACAACACTAGAAAATCTTGAATTCTGGTGGACCCAGAACGGAGAGGCAATAAAATCGGTTGGAAAAACTCTTTTCATGGCATGGGCTGCATGGAAGACATTTAATATAGTAATGATAGTGAGCAAAGGAATTTACCAAGGCATTTTGCTGATGCAAAATTTGTGGGCACTACGAGAGACTGCAAACACTGGTATAAAGTGGCTGGCTACTGCTGCATCTATGGCGCTCGGTGTGGCGAACCTTTTTGCCATGGCGGCTATTGTTGCTTTAATTGTTGGGTTGGTTATGCTTTACAACTGGTTGCACAAATCTGGTTCACCGCCGCTGTATTTGCTAGCTGGTGTAATGGCCATTGGAGTAATTGCCCTTGGGGTGGCTATGTATGCGGCTGGGCCAGCAATTGTTCCTGTTGTATTAGCTTTGGCGGCTTATTTGCCGCTATCGCGCTTGTATTTCATGCGCTACCTCCACTGATTGATTCTATCGGGGAATTAATCCTTAAGGTGTCAGGAGTGGCACCACTTTTGCCAGTAATGGCTTTGGGACTTGGAGCAATGGCTCTTGGGTTTGTTGCCCTAGGTTCAGCAGCGTTGATGGCAACCATTGGAATAGCAGCAGGGGTTATTGCGCTAATTGCATTACGAGCAGGAATGAAAGTGTCTGGGACTTCATTTCGAGATTTGCAAGCCACAGGGGCATCTGTTTACAAGATGGGGGAAGGAATCAGTAAATTCGCTTCTGGGTTGTCAACAATAAAAAATGCCGCTGCTGGGCTGTCAAGCCTAAAGGGACAAAATATTGTTGTTTCAATGAGAGGGGATACTTCTAGTTTGGCAATTGGCGACGATGCGATATTT